CTACTGACGTAAACGCCCAACGCCTTTAGATCGGGATCGCCGGTAAGTTGACGTTGCGCGGGGTTAAGTAACCAAGCATTAAGCGCGGGGATATTGGTGTTAGATACTTTGGTTAATGCCGCCCGCGCAAGCTCTATGTTTTTGTCAAACGTCTTAACATAGTTTGTTACCGCCGCTTCTTGTTTTGCCAACGGAACCAGGGCGTCCAATTGCGCTTTATTTAATGCTTTTGTTGTGGCGTCAGTCGGGTTGTTTTCGGAGGCATAACGCAAAATAGCTACGCGATCTACCGCTGCTTGTGGCCCGCTGCCTAACGACGGCAATTTACCGTTGGTGTTATACGCTTCGCCGGCTTGCTGTATCATTTCGGGGGTAAGACTTGTAGTGCGTTTTTGCTCGGCTCCAATTCGTGCGGTAGTTACAGCACCCGTTTTAGCCACCGCCTGATCAATACTTGTTTTGGTAAAGTCCAGTGTTGGATCGGCCTTAAGTAATTTAGCGTAGAGCGTTGCTGTTTGAGGGGTTAGCCTATCAACAAGTATTCTGCCGCTAGCCGTTGCTACAGCAACACGTTCAATGTCTTCTGGGTCAGTCAAACCAAGTTTAGGCTTGTCTTGTTCCAGTTTAAGACGTGCTTGACTAACAGCCAACTGTTTCTGCGCTACGTCGAGCGTGCCCCACTGTATTTTAAGTCGTTCAGCACCCTGGTCTTGCGTGGTCATGGCCGAATTAACTTGCGCTTGAAGCGCAGGGCGGCGAGGGTCGTTGGGCGGCAAGGCCTCAAGTTCTGCTTGCATCCTAGCGATGGCCGACGGCGCTGCTGGCGCGGTAAATGTTGCATAGCCCGGCCTGCGACGGGTGCTTCCCGCCGCTATGGTTTCCGGTTTTCTAAGTTCTTTTAGCTCATCCCAAAGCATGTCGTATTCAGCTTTGGCCTGTGGGTTATCTTTTGTAAACGGTCGGAGTAACGCTAGGCGCGGTTGTATTTCCGCGATCCTGCCTTCTTCTGTCATTGGGGTAGCGGGGGCGGCTGGTGCCGCTACGGTTGCGGCCAGTTGATTGTCACCAAAGGTTGGCAACGCAGCGCGGTTCGCCATCATGTCTGCGCCAAACTCGTACCCCACGGCTGGAGAACCGGGCGTAGGCGCAGTAGTAGGCCGCGCAACGGCAGCGCCGCCCATCGGCCCCAAACTACGATACCCCTTGTCCGCTTGGGCTTGTCTTTGCAACTCAAAACCCTTTAGCTGGTATTCGAGTTTGGGGTGTTTTATAAACACTTGAGCAATTGCGAGAGGGTCAGGATCTGGCCCCAACGCTTTAATTGCGTTACCAAACTCCAACATCTCTGCGTCTTCCCGTCGGGCTTTGTTGATGGTGTACTGCGCCTGGTCGCTCTGGTCGATCAGATGCTTCATCTGCATCACTTGGAGCATGTTGGCGTTCTGCTGCTCCGGTGAGCGGATAAACGCATTGCCGATCTTCGCAGGGCTTTGCGTGTCGAGTATGCCAAAGTTGATGTTTGCCATGATTACCCCGGCAGCTGTCTATTGAGTTGGTTTTGGAAAAACGTGTTCATGGGGTTGGGCGCAAGGTAATTCGCAAACGCGTTGCCGACGTTGCCGTATGCCGATTGGTTGGCTTGCGCGGCGGTCAGCCCCGCGTTAGCTTGATTGCCTGCGGCGTTCATGCCGAGGTTGCCCACGTTGGTTGCGTAATTGCTTGAGGCCGCATTTTGCACGGCAGTAGCCGGTGGCCCATAGCCCGCCAAATTTCCTAACGCATTGCGCTGCGTGCCTAAGTCTTGGTTGTACCGATTGTAAGCGTTCGTGATATCTTCTTGACCCGCTTGCCCTGCGATGCCCAAAACGCCCCGCCGCATCGGCCCTGAATCAACAAGCCCCATAGAGGCCAGTTTATTAGTGTAGTCTTTTAACTTCTTATCTAAGCTAACTTGATAATACGGCGACTGTATGTAATCCTTATTAACGTCAAACGGTCGCACTAGAGAACCAAATCGTCCGGCAGCTTGATCTTCAGATGACCCCATAATGCTTTTTGTGTACGGGCCTAAAGCATTTACCCCTGCCTGGTAAAACGGTTGCGACCGCGACAACTGGTCTTGGTACATCTGCGTTTGGAGTTGCGTAGCGCGGTCAGCCGCACCCGCGCCAATGTTGGCCGCAGTCGTGGCGGCTTTGCCGATCTGGCTGGCCCCGTACAGCGAGGTGAGGCTGGAAATCCCCGCCGCGCCTAAGCCCATAAGCTGCTTTTCGGACAGGCCGGTAGCGGCCATAAGTTTTTGGAGCATCCCTAGTCCAGAGCCACCCGGCGCGCCAACGCCTGCATTGGCCGCAAACTCGTCTGCGCTCAATGCCCCCTCACCGCCAGCACCGGGGGCGTATCCGCCGCTAGGGGCTGGGGCCGGAAAACTTTGATAGTCGCCTAAGTCCGTGTAGCTAGGACTGCTACTCGGGAAACTTTGATAGTCACCTAAGTCCGTGTAGTCAGGACTGCTAGTTGGGAAACTCTGATAGTCTCCAAAGTCAAATTCTCCGGCCATATTGCCTCCTGTGTACGCGGGGCCAGCATTGGCCGCAAACTCTTGGGCTGATAATGCGTTCTCGCCGCCAGCACCGGGGTTGTACCCACCGCTAAAACCGCTATAGGCTCCAAGCGCGTTTGTTCCAGCACCAATTAGATCGCCTTGGCTTAGACTGTTTGCAGCATTTGCTGCCAGCAGAAACGGTTGCTGTGGGCCGGGAAACAGCGCGGCAATTTTAGCAAGCGGCCCGAGATCGCCAAGCAACCCGCCGCTGTCTTTTTCCTGCGTGGCTTGCCAGCGTTGGTTAGCCTGCTGTGCGCCTTGATCCACAAAGCCTTGCGTAGCTTGATTAAAACGCGATGGGTCTGCACCCCGCGCAGCCAACGCATCCGAGACCGCCCGTTGAGCAATAGCAGAGTAGTTGCTGCCCTCGGTGTAGCCGCTGTTGTACGCCGCCCGATGCGCGTCCCCAAACACTGGGACGGCAGCGGCCAGTTCTTCTTCGGACAACCCCGCCTGCTTCCCAAGCTGGCGAATCAACGCCGCAGTCGAGCCGATGTCGAAATTGCTCTGGTCGTATAGGCCAAGTACGTCTTCTAACGCTGCCATGTGTTGCTCCTATAGCCCCGACACTTGGCGACCGCTGGCACGCAGGGTCACGGACAATCCAAACCCTTGGATCGAGTCGCCGGATTCAAGTATATGCCCCACGACCTCTGGGCAAGTGTATGTCTCCCCCGCAGCAACACTGCGGGCGGAAATGATGGTGTTGGCTGCGCCGGGGCTTGAGCCGGTCGGCACAAGGTAGAGGGTCACCACCACCGCAGATCCGGTGGTGTTGCACAACGTAGACCGATCGATCAGCGTGGTCACGCCCGAGGAGATGTAGTACACCGCAGCGGTTGCGGTTAATTGGGATTCGGCTAAAACTGCCGGAGTAATCGCCATTAACTCATCCTTTGAGCGGAAATGTAGCCTTGCACGCCGGTAGTGATTGTAGCAACCCCGGCCAAAGCCACCAAGTAAACCGTGGCCGCAGACGCGAGCGTCACCCGCAGGTTAGGGATCGCCCCCGCCGCCGCGCCAGCCGTGACCGACCACGCGCCGGGGAACACAATGTAGTCTTTGCCTTCCGTGCCGGTGAAGGTTGCCGAGGTTTGGCTAATGCCCATCTTCATGTATGTGTTGGTGCCTGACATGGCGCTTTCGACCACCGCCGCTACGTTCCACGCCCCGGCCGTAAGAGCAATGGAAGTAAGGTCGCCTGCGGTGGTGGTGACCGTTTGCGCGGTGACAGAGGACGAAATGTGCGTGTCCGCAAGACCCGGCTGCGCGGGGATCATCATGGGCGGATCAGCGTCCAACCCGTCCCACCCCGGCACACCTACCGTTCCAGCAGCACCTGTGGCACCTGTGGCCCCTGTAGCGCCTGGGGGGCCGGGAGGGCCGGGGAAACCGTCATCGCCCGCATCGCCTTCTAATCCTATTGGCCCGGTCAGTCCTGTTGCCCCCGTAGCACCTGTGGCCCCGGTAGCACCCGTAGCGCCCTTTTCGCCGATCGCAGCGGCGGGTGCGTATTGGATGTCGGTCAGGCTGGTGACGTTCGTGCCGCCGCCGGTCAGGTTGAACAAGTTGGACAGAAAACGAAACCACTCCCGCGACACCAACCCGGTTTCAAGGTCTACAAACGGAACCCGAGGGGCCGGAATGTTGGTTGTGTTCGTTGTCACGCGCTTGTGCCCGAGGCTTGCAACTCTGCACCAAGGATGGCGATCTTTACCGGATCTGTTCCGCTGGCCTCGTAGACCCGATCCCGCAGCTTGAGCGTCATGCCCAACCGCCGCCAGATCACTCGTTCGCCAAACTCCCCGATCTTGCCCATTGTGCGGGCGTGGTAGTTCGACCAGGTGTGACCGCCATCGTCCGACCAGCGCAACGACACTTGCGGGTCGCTGCCTTGCCCGTTGTTCAGCCCAACGCCCGACTCACAATCCAACTGCAACATGTGCTGCGCCGTGCGCTTGAGGTTGTTTTGACCCGGCGAAATTGCCCGCCACGACCGCAGCCACTTTTGGATTTGGCTGTTATCGGCGTAGACATCAAGATCAAAGGCATACAGTTTTCCGTCTTCGTAGTCGCCAACAATAATCTCGTTATTGAACGACATCTGGCAGTTGCTGCGATGGCGCACAAACTCGCCGTTTTGAAACCCGGCGCGTTCGTGCCACGCTTGGGTGGACACGTCATACGCCCAAGTCTTGCCCGCCGTTGGGAACGACAACACATAGAATGCGTGTCCTTCCTGCTGGTAGGTGTAGCCAATAGCATCTGAAATAGTAGCGTAGTTCTGGATGGCAAACTCAATTGCATGGGTAGACACCCGTTCGCCGTTGTAGCCTTTGCCCCGGTAAACGATCCCGCGCCCCCGAGCGTCCGACCCGAGCCAGTACACTGTGTTGTCAAGTTTTGCTACCGAGTACGCGGCCGCGCAACCTAACTCCATAAATGCACCCTGAATACGCGCCATCGGGAAGTCTGCGTTCCCCGCGTCGTACCAGACCTCTATTGAGTTGTTACCGAATAGCCAGATCTCGCGGTGGTTGATGTTAAGCGCGACCACATTGTCCGGATAGCCCTCCGCGCTGGCAAAGTCCAACGGATCAACCGAAGTGCCGTCAAGCAGGCTGGTCACCCAAAACTTTTGAGTGTTTGGCTCGTTGAACACAAAGTAGCCGTCAAGGTAACCAACCGTCCCCGCGCCGGGAAAGTCAACGTCCGTGATCTGGGCAAACACCGCCGTGGATGTGTTGTAGATGTAACTTAAGGGGTTGCAAGCAATGAAGATCTGGGTGCCATTGTCAGCTATGCTGACGGGGCCGGTGCCAGACACCGTGCCGAGCAGAGTCGCCGTGTAGCTTGTGGTTAGACTGTAGAACTGACTTCCCGACACCACATAGGCCACGCCGTTGGTCACCCACAAGCCGCGAATAGGGCCGGTGCCAACGGTAGCCTGTAGCAACAAACCGGGGCAGCGCGATAGAAAACCGGGTTCCTTGCCCCCTTCAGGCACCGCCTCTGGGAACAGGTTGACCATGCGGTTGTCGGCCGCGTTGACCGACCGTGCAACATACGCTCCGCCAAGGATGGGCGTTTTCAAAGCGAGTCCTGATAAACCCACGCGGGGTTGTCGTCAATCCAAATGTCGGCAGCTAGGTGTTTCATTTTTGCTTGTCTGCTGGTGTAGACCACTTCTACTCCATCCACATGAATAGACTCACTCGGTGTTCGCATTGTGACAATCTTTATGTCGTGCTTTCGCGCTTTTGCCGCAACGATAAAACCATCCCATAGCACCGGGTCAACGGTGTACGTTTTATCGTAATCAAGCGCGATAAGCATCAATAGTTTCCAGAATAGATATTGAACCGCTGGCGGGTTGCCACGATGCTGTAAGGCAGGCTCATCACATCGTCGGGGTTGTTGATCCGCTTGATGTTGCGCTTGGAAGCCATTGCAATCCTTTGCACCGTGGCCGACGGCTCCACGCCAAACTCAGCCGCGATCTCACACGCAAGGTTAAACCGGAACGCACGAAGGTAGCCTGGCGGGATCACCAACGTGGTTGCCAGAGTCGCTGGCTCGACCAGTTCGGTAACGCTGATGAAGTGCCACTCCAGCGCCTTTGTCGGCACGGGGTAGATGTACATGTCCATATTGGGCATGTCCATGTTTACCCAGATCACCTGCGGATAGGTGCTGGTGACGGTCTTTACCGCAATGCCGTCGTACTGTTGCTGGTTGATAATCTTGATGCCAAAACTGATGTTGTTACTTGGATCTCGAAAGTACGTTGCGTCATCCAGTAACACGGGTCGGTTGCCAACAAAGTCGCCAGTTGGCCCAATGGTTCTGGATTTGGTAGACGCAGGCCAGGTGAACACTTGGTCTTGCGTTGAGAACACGGACAGGCGTTCAGCCGACCAGCTATCCA